AAGATAAAGTAAATAGACTACAATAAAAAAACCCCCAAAGTAGGAAGAACCTTGAGGGTTTGAACACATTAGTCCACAGTAGGTATTGTATCACATGAATCTGCAACAGTTTGTAAAGATGTTGCCAAAACATCTTGTTTATGCTCCGATATATCGCAAAGGAGTGGAGATAAAGTCCAAAGAAGGAAAGATTTTAGAAGCAACAGGAAAAAATCCTTACGGTGAATCTTATGAAAGAAATTTCTCTCCAGATGATGTTACTTATGTATTAGAAAAGTATCCTGATCGTTTTGGTGCTATCGGTTTATTTACAGGTTTAAAAGGTAAAGGTTTAGTTATTCTTGACGTTGATAAAAATTTAGCGATCCATAAAAAGAAATGGGGAAATACTTTAGATGGTGCTCCCTGTATTACCAGTACTAAGAAAAATGCTGCTAAATATATATTCAATGTTCCAGAAGAATTATGGTCTAGCGTCAAAGGCAGATTTCTTTCTGAACAAACATCTACTTGTTACGAGATTTTATGGAATAGACAAGGTGTAATATTTGGTTCTTATCCTGGTTCAGTTACTTCTTCAGAAGGTAACTATGGCTTTGAAGGGGATTTAGATAACATTCCTGTTGCTCCAGATTGGTTAATAGCTGAGATGAAGCATTTGAAAGCCAATGAAGAAAAAGCTGGCTTTGTTAAAAATAGAAGTGGTTTGGTTTTATCAGATAGAACGGAAGATGAAAGAGCACAAATTATTCAAGAGTGTTTAAGTGTTATTCCAACTAAAGGTGCGGGTAGTAGAGAGCATTGGCTATACGTTGGTATGTCCATACATTCTGAGCTACCTAATGATCTTGGCTTAGAACTTTGGTCAGTATGGTCTAAAAACGATCCTGACTACATTAACGATTGGGATAAGCATAATCCATGCGAAGCTGTCTGGAAGTCCTTCAAGGGCTCTGGAAGGGGCATAGGATCGTTAATACATGATGCTGATGAGGTCGATCCAAAAAGATTACGTTTTAGTCCTGTAAGCAAAGACATTGTTGATAAAGCTCAAAATGAATTACTCGTAAGAACAAGACGAGTAAAAATGTCTTTCCAGGAAGTAAAGAAAGAATATATGCGTATCTGTGAAGAGGTTGCTGATCCAGGGGAACAGGATTTCTTGATGCACCAGTTAGCTGTTGATAACGAATTTAAAGATTTAGAGAGACTTGAAAGTTGTTTAATGAGTAGTGAAGCGTTTGATTTAGGTAGTGAAGAAATGACTGCCTCTGAATTAGATGCTGAAGATTTGTCTCGTAGCTATGTAATACCTGAGATTCTTCCTACTCCTGCTGTATTTTTACTTTATGGTGCTGGTGGAGATGGTAAATCAATGGCTGCTTGGGCTTTAGCTAAACATATATCTCTTGGTATTCCTTTTGAAGTTCAAAACAATGTCGTTCCAATAAAGAAAGGTAAGGTTTTGATACTTAATGCTGACCAGCCAAAGGTTCAGTTGCGTGAACAGTTAAGGGAACAGGATTACAAAATGGATAACAATACTGTTGTTATCAATGGTTTCCAGATCAAACGTGAATATTACTTTGCTCAACTGATTAAGAAACATGAACCAACATTAGTTGTTATTGACTCTTTAATTGGTTCTTCTGCTGGTAGAGCGTTTGATGAAAACAAAAGTTCTTTTGCATCTCCTTTATACAGACTTACCAATAATAATGGTCATAGTTTTCCTGCTACAACTATACTTGTTATTCATCACGCTAATAAACAGGGTGGATTCAGAGGTACAAGTTCTATCAGAGATGCGGTTGATGAAACTTGGAAACTTAGCAAACCAGATAAAGACTTATCTGAACAGTTAGGAACTAATACAAGAATTATTAGAGTTGAAAAAAGTAGATTCAGTCGTATGGGTAGTTG